CTGCTTCTTCTGTCATACTAACCCCTTGCGTTGTTACGCTGTTGGGATGGGCGCTGCCGCAGCTTCTGCCGACGCAACCTCATCCGTCATTCCTGCCGGGGGTGCTCCCTGTTCAGGGGTAGCTGGTCCCGGCCCCATTGGACCCATCGGCGGCTGCTGCGCCCCAGCCTGCATTGCTGCAAGCATACCGATAGAATCCTCGATAAATCGTCTAAACAAATCCAACCTAATTTCAGGCACCTGGTTAATCTTGGCTCGCAGATAAGCCGATTGCATCATTTGGATGCCCATAGCCAAGTTCATGTATGGCTCTGGCGCTTGGTAAATACCCTTTTCAAGAATCCGTTCAATCATCATGTTGAATATTTCTTGTGACGCCGTGGCCATGCTGTTCACAGATTCCAGGTCAGGGTAGTCGAGCAGGGCACGGGCCTCTTGCTGCGTAAGCATTCCTGCCTGAAGCATCTCGATAACCTTTTGAAGCTTTGCCGCTGGCGTTGTAGGTAAAAGTGAGGTCGGGTAGACCTTCATTACATACTCATCATGCTCTAAGTTGATGTCTGACCATTTAATTTTCTCAATATCGTCATCGCCGTGACTAATGACCTCAAACGACTCACCTTTTGCGGATACTTCGCGGGCAATATCAACCATTTGAGATGCAGCGTCTAAAAATAGCTGCTCATAAGCTTTGGCGACCATTAAAAACCGCTCGGACTCGATATCTTGGAATTCTCGAAGCGCAACGCCCGACTCTAGACCCGCAGGCTTCTTTGCACCCGCTGCGAGCTGACTTACACCCGCAATTTCGTATGCACGGTTAAATAACCGGTCTAAATGGCTAAAAATTTCGCCAGAAACGGTTTTAGGGACAAAAAACTGCGGCGGAGTGCCTGCATATTCAATAACACCCCAAATTTCGTTATTTATATGCGCTTTTGAGATTTTAGAGCCACTTTCGACAAAAACCTTCGGTGTTGCGAGGTGCATCTGCTGCTGAATGTTCCGTAGCAAGCGATTTATCTCTACCTGGATACCGGTAAGCTGCTCTGCGAGTCCTTGGCCCCAAAAACCCAGTAATCGACTGGTCCAATGGATAAAAGCAAACGGAAACTCATCGCGCTCCCAGGAATCATCCATCAAAGTCGCGTTTTCTATTGCAATAACGTGTCTACCATCCTTTGCGCCCTTAGAGCTTGGTAGGTGCCATGCCTCAATGCACTCAATTTGTTCGCTCGCTCTATACAGCGAGTCATCATCCTCGATTGGAGACGCATCGCGAATCTGGTCTTTAAATTCCGGGAATAACGACGCCAAGACCTGCTTATCGACAACTTTACGCTGAAACATCTGGCGAGGGTTGCCGTATCGAGCTTCAAGGTCATCAACCACAATCTCATCGGGAAATACTCGCTCGCATTTAATTTCTCCGTCATACTCAAAAATTTTCATAACCCCAGTGCCAAAAACACAGGCATCAAGAAAGACTTTAGGGGCGATTTTATAAATATCGGAGCCGTAGAACTGGCCTGCGGTAAACTTGGTTAAGCGCTTCGCTTTGCGCTGCATTTCCCAATCTCCGCCAGTTGTTAGATAGGTCGCCATTGGCTTGGCTTTAGCGACTCTCGCTGTAACGGTATCGCACATCGATTGGATGATGTTTAAAGTTACGCGGTTCTTGGCGCTTGTCTTTGCTCGATGGACCAGGTTGCCGCTTCCCAAATCGCGATAACTGATATTTCCATAAAGACGCGCGTGATTAATGTTGTTTGTTGAGTGATAACCTTGGTTATCTGTCAGATGCTCAACTACTTCAAATACAAGATCGTGGGGCGCACTTGCCTCACTCCACCAATAGCCTAACTTTTTCATTTTAAAACTCCCCGCAGATTACACACCTGCCGAATAAAATAAATCTTCGTCGTATTGCTCTTCTTCGGATAAGCTCTTAGCGCCAGCAGTTTCAGGAAACACTTGTAACTGAGCACTTGCCGGTCTTGGCTTCTCCCATAGCTCTACTTCGATATCACCAACTCTTAACCGCTTAAGCCCATGCTTTTTTGCGGCTTCGATTATTTCTTCTAGTTCAGCGTCCATTCGTTTTCCCACCAAGCTTCACCGTCTTTTTTGTCGATACCACGCTCTACGCCTTCCCAAATTTTATCCTCTAAAGCAGCATAATACTCAGGACTTCCTTGCTTTGGAGCAATAGCTTTCTGCTTATACGTGTAGTGCTTGCTTTCGCGCCACGCATATAAACACGCATCAGCGAGGTGATTCTCAAAACGCGAATCTTCTTTTTTCCTGTCCTCGTCCCACTGGAGTAAATCCCACTCATCTAGTATCTCGCATCCTTCGTAGACCTTAATAAAACCACAATGGAGGTCTGAATTCATAAGTTCAATATAGGACGCCTTGTTGCGCTTTTCTGCTGCGCGTATTGGTAACTCGTAACGATATCGAAATTCTTCTACAATAGACTTACCAAGACCCCCCGTGTCGGCGACCATGATATTAAAATCGTAGTGGGAATCAAGTTCTTTAATTTTTTCCGCAATCTGCGCCGGTATCATCTTCGTCTCTTTGTAAGTATCGACGATGTAAAAATCCGGCAGCTCTGGACAGTAGGCTCCTACGACAAAAGCTGTCGCGTCTTCGTAACCTAAATCGACACCCAAAATAAAATTAAAGTCATGCTCGTGATGTGGCACTTCGGTGTAGAAATTTTTGTCTTTGGTGTACTTGTAAATCAAAGAGTCATTCGATCGAATCCACTTACCCCGCCACTCACGCAGATAAACCGGATGATTCTCATCCCAGTGCTTTTGTTTCATGCGGCGCTCAAGCCATTGCCCCGCATGAGGAATATGGGGGTTTTCCATAATCGTCCAATGATGATTGCTGTATCCCTGCGCTGGGTCGGTAGAAGCACGGAAGAACATACCCGAACAAGCAGCGTTAGGCGTTCCAATCATGGCCATTGTACCATTGTGGTCAATTAGCGCCGGTTCCAAAACTTCTTCCACCAGCTCTTCAAGATGTCGTCCGAAACTTGCGGCTTCGTCAAGAATAACCAGGTGGTAAGCAGAACCCCGCAGCTTATCAATATCAGCCTCATCATTTGCACCCGTCAGAACAATCTGGCTCTGATTGGGCAACGTAGCAATAAGCTCCGAGTTATTAAAGTGCATCCCGATGTGGTACTTGCGGTTAGCTCTTTTAAGCTCCATCCACATAAGCCGCTTGGCACTGTTTCGTGTCAGGGCAATATAGGCCGAAATGCTGTCGGGATTCCGTGACGCCGTTTCGATTAGGTAATAACAAGCCGCGTAAGTCTTGCCAGCACGACGGGAGCACAGAGCAGTCTTAAAAGAAGCGGGATCATTCATAAAAGCGAGCTGCTGCTCAAACAAATCCTCTTGCCACCGATAAGTCCGGTCTTTGGCGGTGCCCTTATCCTCTTGCAAGGCTTCAGGGTCACCAAAGCGCTTAATGTATTCCCTGACTACCGCTCGGGCGTCATGCTTGGGCGGTGATTTCCCCATTGCTCTTAACCTTTGCGGATTTTGGCTTTCTTCCGGCCCGCTTGCGCGGTTCTTCAATAACCTCAAGGTGGGAAATAGACGACATCGGCAGATACATCGTCCCGTGCCGCTCATGGATTACAACGATGCCGTTCTTGTTTGGCCCCCATTTAAGGGTAAACGATTGATGATTTGGTGCCTTTAGATTGATGGCAATCTTGTCAAACACCGGTCGGCAATCATGTTTTAGCGTAAATCCTACAATTTCCATTTTCCATCCCTAAATTTATCGATGCCCATTGGTTCTCTTACCTGTGGGACATAAAAAAGATTATACCTATCTCGCAGAGATTTATACACATAACCTTTATGGCTACAGATAATCGGCTCTCCTTGACGGTGTTCAAAATATTTTAGCAGCAGGTTTGCCAGCCCAAGACGCCGGAAAGCATCCTTCACATAGCAATAGTGGACCAGAAGTGGGCCTGATTCGACTCTTATGCCGCACATCCAGGCAAAAATCTGATTTGGGTCGTCATCCAT